AGTTTAAGATCCCTAATACTTTTAATGAAGCTAGTATGATCAAAGTTATATTCGTCAATATCAATACACCCCCACCTACAATCATTGTTCTCCGTAATGGGGATAATTCCCAAGGCTGGTCCTTTTCCTTCGAGGTGATTTGTCCAGAGTTCATCGGTGACGTCTTGACGAACAATAAAAGCTTTGCCTTGTTGCTTTCCGTTGCTGCCTCGCTCACCTGGTTGATATTGTCCATAAGCGATTTCTAATCCTGAAAATATTGTTTTAAATTTATTCATTATCATTTCTTCTTTCTTTGTAAAGGGCGAAGTTGCCTTCGCCCCATATTTCCTCTAGTACGGAGTACTATCAGAAGATGTCTCTTCCACATCTGCTTTTGTTTGCACGCTTCCTTTGGATACATTACCGGCAAAACTCTTTGCATCTAAATACAAAGCTTTGTCGTTCTGTCCCATAATTCTGTCTTGCGTAACCACCCATCCATACCAAGAACCTTTGTCGTTCTTTTGTAGTGTAGATGCTAGGTTATACACAACTCCATGCATAGGTGGGATAGCAAATCCACCTTTTCCATCAGGTATTTGTATGGTTTTCATCATAGAATTCCATTTTTTACTGACATTTAATTGAGTTGATTTCATTGTAATCAAAGCAGGAGTATAACCACCTGTTTTTGTCTCAATCATTACATAGTAAGACGCTGTCTCTTCAAGATAATTACCATTTGGCAATCTAATCTTTGAGCCATCTCTCTTACCTGTTGCAATTACCGGACTGTTCGGTAGGTGAACTGCGACTGGAGCACCTGGTCCGTCCCCTCTATCCGACCACTCTGGGTAATCTTTTTTGTAGTAGCA